TTCTGTTCAACCTCTTTCAGAATATCTGTTTAAACAGGCTAAACCCCAGTTAAGTTTGATAGATGATATTGTTGCTCTTGAGACTTCACTTTATAGTCAGAAGTTGGGAGTGGCAGGAACTGTTGATTGTATAGCTCAATATGATGGTGAATTGGCTGTCATTGATTTTAAGACTTCTAAGAAACCTAAACCACGTGAGTGGATTGACCATTACTTTGTACAATGTGCAGCTTATGCTTGTATGTTTTATGAGATGACTGGTCAAATAGTCAAGAAGTTTGTCATTATTATGTCCTGTGAGGACGGGGAGTGTGTTGTTTATGAAGAATATGATAAGGGGAAGTATATTAAATTACTCTCCGACTATATTAGAGACTTTGTTGAATCTAAATTACAAGAATATGCCTAAAAATGAAGAAGTTGTTATTTCTGAGTTAATTAAAAAGAAATTTTATTCTGCTAAAAAATTTACTGAAGAGATAGAGAAGGTTGTTCTTGAAAACAAGGATATGAAATATGTTGATGCCATTGTTTTCTTTTGTGAAAAAAATAATTTGGATGTAGAATCAGTTCCTAAGTTAATTACTAAACCTTTGAAAGAGAAGCTTAAATGTGAAGCTATGGAACTCAATCTTCTTAAGAGAACTTCTCTTGCTAAACTTCCTTTATGATTAAAGTGCAACCTTTTGATACTTACAAGGCTTATCTTGGATTAAAAAATCATTTTACCAAAGAGAAGTATGACTATGTGAAGTATTGTGGTAAGTCACGTGCTTCTCTTGAGTCTTTTTATAAGAGAAGGGATCGGTTTTTCTTTGAGAAGATAAGTAGACAGAAGAATGATGAGGAAGTTATAGATTTTTTTGTTGCTAATTTTGTTTCTTGTGATGATCCTCAATCTTTATGGGTGGGTGAGATTATGAGGAATGGTGAGGATAATTATACTAATTGGAAGAGAAAAACTCAATCCTTATCTTATGTTTTTAAGGAGGAGATAGAAAAAGTTTTTAATGGTAAAGATTTTGATCAGATGTTTGAGGTAAAAGGAACTACCCATCCAGATATAATTAAGGAACATTTACAAGAGAATATTTCTTTAGAAACTTTGATTATTCTTGATAAGCTTCTGGGATTTAAGAAAATTTTTGATAAAAAATTAGATGATCCTGTCTGGAAATTTCTTTCTATGAGAATGAAAAAATATAATTCTTTCCTAAATATAGATGTATTCCGTTATAAAAAAATCTTGAAAGATGTGGTGCTATGAGTGAGTTTTTTCGATCCGAAATGGTTCAGGAAGAATTGAGAGAGATTGAAAGATTACAGGAAAAAGTGTTTGGTAACATTTTTACTTTTCAATCTTTACCTAGGGATGAACAACTAGAACAAGTTAAAAACTTAGAAATTCTGTTGAATAAACAGAATGTATTTTATACTAGGTTGAGATTATCTGATGATCCTCAAGCCAAGGAAATGAAAGCACATCTTCAAAAACAGGCTCAACAGTTGGGATTTCCTCCTGATGTTGATCTGGGTAACGCCTTTAAAAATATGTTCAAGATGGTTGAACAATTGAGAAATGCTATTGACGTTTCTTGAGTTAAGCGTTAGAATAACGAAGTACACACAAGCCAAATACACCTAATACGAGGTATACAAATGGGTTTTTCCGACCTTAAAAAGCAAAGCTCTTTGGGCTCTTTGACTAGCAAACTAGTTAAGGAAGTCGAGAAGATGAATAATACTGGTGGAGGGGCTGATGATAGGCTCTGGAAACCAGAAATGGATAAGAGTGGTAATGGTTATGCCGTTATCCGATTCCTCCCTGCTCCTGACGGAGAAGATTTGCCATGGGTTAAGCTGTTTTCACACGCATTCCAAGGACCTGGCGGATGGTATATTGAGAACTCTCTCACTACCATTGGCGGTAAGGATCCTATTGGAGAATTGAATCGTGAGTTGTGGAATAGTGGGAATGAGAAAGATAAAGATACAGTACGTAAGCAAAAGCGTAAGTTGTCCTTCTATGCAAACATCTATGTTGTAAGGGATCCTGCTAATCCTCAGAATGAGGGTGGAGTATTTCTTTATAAGTTTGGTAAGAAGATCTTTGATAAGATCATGGATGTTATGCAACCAGAGTTTGAGGATGAGACTCCAATCAATCCTTTTGATTTCTGGGCAGGTGCTCACTTTAAGTTGAAGCTTCAGAAGAAGGATGGTTTCTGGAATTATGATAAGTCTGAGTTTGATACTCCAGGTCCATTATTGGATGATGACGATGCTCTAGAAGCAATCTGGAAGAAGGAGTATTCTCTTCAAGCTTTTGTAGCATCAGATCAATTCAAATCATATGATGACCTTAAGAAGCGTCTAGATTATGTTCTAGGTAATAAGAGACCTGCTCAACGGGTAACTACCGAAGAGTTGGATTATGATACCACCAGTCAAGTGGAACAGAAAAGAGTCTCTGAAGAAGAAGTACTTCAGAAATTAGAGAGGAGTGCTAAGGCAAGTAAATCTGTGAGTGAAACTACTGATGATTTCAACAAAGCCATTTCATCAGATGAAGAAGAAGATCCATTGAGTTACTTCGCTAAACTCGCTGATAGCTGAGGGAAAATCAACTTTTTATTCCAAAATCGGTCGAAAAATTAGGCAGGGTATTTTTTGACCCTATTACTTTTTTTATTAATTGTAAAGTCTGATATTTTCTCCTTTAACCAGGGTTTTACTCACAAATTGAGTAGAACCCTTTTTATATGGCATGATTTGTTTCAAATCATCTAATATAAGTCCTATGTACTTCGATTTTAATACAAAGATATTCCTTTTTTCATTTTGCAATTCCTCTTCAGATGTATAGTTGGTAATTGATTCTGTAAAGTTAGTAATTGCTTGTTGAGCTTTTAATCCAGAATCATAATAACTTACGGTATAGTCTGAAGGAACTTCTAATCCTTTTTTAATGATTATTCTTCCACTACTATCCTTTATTTCTGTAGTCTCATAATGATGAATTGAATGGATTCCAGCTTCATTGGTATATTTTTTAATTAGATAGTTATAAAAGGATTGTTGATCCATAGGCCATTCATCTTCAAGATTAATGATATTGTTTGACATCATCACTAACCAATCTAATTCTGGTGTGTTATAGACTTTATAAGCAATATTATCTGGTCTCTCATCACCTATAATTTTGTATTTGGTGAAATGATTGAGATCTTCTAAAATATCGGGTCTTATTTTGGCTCTTTTAAAAAGATTTTTTACCTGAATATAGTCCGATATGTTTGTTGAACCTGCAAGACGACTAATATAGTCGAAGTTAGGAACATGTCTAAAATAAGGTTTAATAGCCATTACTGGAAGTCTCCATCTTCATAGTCTCCTCTGTATACTGGTTCAATTTCATTGAATGTCATTTGGATTTTGTAAGCGGTCATTGATCCTCCATCATAGGTCATATAAGAACCTGCGGGGGTATAGTCAACATTAAATGAAGTTAAAGCGCACGGTTTAAATTTATTCATGAAGGGATGTTGTCCATCTCCATTATAAAGATAATCTAATTGCCAAAGACATGGTGGTTTTAAGAAAAGTGCTGGATCTTCTTTAACTGGAGCCATATCTTTTTTCATAGTTTGAATTATATCCCAACAAATATCAGCTTCAGTTTCATCTCTAGGAGTTAATGGAAAGTTAAAACTGAATGTTCTTAAGGTGGGCCCTTCGAATAATAATTCAAGATTGGGATTGATGACTTGACCTGTTGTTCTTCCCATTATATTTGCTCCTACCGCTTGTCCAGCAAAGAAACTAGCAAATGCTCCTTTATTGTCCCCTGATAAAACTGTTTCTGTTAGCTTACCAAACATCTCTGCTATTGCTCCCACAGATCCCGACGTATTTCCATCACCAATCTCCGTTATTATTTTTTCAGCTCCTGCTCCACCTATTCTTTGGATTTCATTCATTGTATCTTGATTCCAACTAGTAGAATTAGATTCAGTGAGGCTTGGTTGCATTGGCAACTGAATAGTTGTTCTTGGACTTTTAGCGCGTAATCTATTTGGTCCTGCAAAGTTTCCTGATCCTACCGTCTGGGTTCCCAAGGTTCTTCCAACCATAGAAGGCACATATTCATATGATGCTATTTGAATATAGTCATATCCCAAACCAGCTAGACTCATTTCGGGATATCTTAGTATTCTACTACCTCCTCTATCTACACCGGCACGATTAGCTGCTATGGGAGCATCTGAAACACCTCTTACGGATAGTGGAACCGATCCATCAGTTAGAACTGAAGGTGGTGTTCCAAATAATTGTCTGGAGGATGCATTACCAGATGCATTAATAATTTGTCCTGTAGTGGGATGTATAGTTCCAGGTATTCTTAGATCATTAAAATAATATAGACGATCAGTATCACTTTGTAGATTTAATTGACTTGCTCTAGTTGTATTGGCTGTATTAACTCCACCTCCTTGGGAAGTATTAAAAAAGGCATTTTGAAATTCTGCCTCAGTCAGTTGAGATGCGTTGGGAGATCTACTGTTATAAAGACGTAAAAATTCGGCTGATTGTGCAGTAGGAATTTCATATTCACTTCCTGATTGAGAAGCACCTGTTGGTGGGGATTGGAAAAGAGGAGCAGTTCCGGCTGTTCTTGCGGCTGTGGATGCATATCCTTGTACTTGGCCAGTTGATGTATCTATCCTATTATAGATAGTCATACCGTTCCATATTGTGGTGGTATTTTCGATTGCCATTAGGTATGAATACAGCCTGTGTTAGTTATTTATCTTGAAATTTTGATATGGAATAGATCGTAAATCATTTATTTCACCAGGATAAGCCTGATATAAATTACCTATTGATTGTTGCCAGTCATAGTTTCTAAATCCAGGCCAATGATAGTTAATTCCCCTAAATCCCCATCTAAACAATCCCACACAAGCAATTAATGGGAATTGATCATAACGAATTCT